GCCAGAAGCAGCAGCTGATAAGAAATCAATGATCGGCAGCTAAGTTAAGGAAAACTAGATGATTCAATTACAAGAGAACTTGACATTCGACCAAGCTAACGTAGTGTTAGAAAATGCCAACGAAGGTAAAGACCTTTATATGAAGGGAATTATTATCCAAGGTGGCATTCGAAATGCTAATCAGCGAGTGTATCCTGTATCCGAAATAGGCAGGGCTGTCAAAACTCTCAACGATCAAGTATCTGGAGGATATTCAGTTCTCGGTGAAGTTGATCATCCGGAAGGACTTAACATTAACATAGATCGTGTAAGCCATATGATAACTGAATGTTGGATGGATGGTGATAACGGCTATGGCAAACTAAAAATATTACCAACTCCTATGGGAAACTTAGTTAAAACAATGCTGGAAAGCGGAGTTAAATTAGGTGTTTCCAGTAGGGGCTCTGGTAACGTAATGGAAGACGGAAGCGGCGAAGTTTCCGACTTTGAGATTATCACTGTGGACGTTGTGGCTCAGCCCAGCGCCCCTGGTGCATATCCCACACCAATATACGAGCATTTAATGAATGCACGAGGTGGGATGAAGGCATATGAATTCGCACAGGCAACTAAGCACGATAAGAAGGCACAAAAGTATCTTAAGGAATCACTGATCAACTTGATCAGTAAACTCCAATAAACTAGGAGACAATGGTATGATAGATGCACTAAAAACACTTTTTGAAAATGACGTGGTATCATCCGAGGTTAAGGCTGAGATTGAAGAAGCATGGAATGCAAAAATTCAGGAAAACAAAATGCAGGCAACTGCTGAGTTACGTGAAGAATTTGCTACAAAGTATGAGCACGATAAAGAGACTATGGTCGAAGCTATCGACTCTATGCTTTCCGAACGTCTTCAAGCAGAGATTGCAGAGTTTGCAGACGACCGCAAACAACTTGCAGAAGCAAAAGCAAAATATGCTGTTGCACAACGTGAGAATGCAAACTTACTCAAAGGTTTTGTTGCTGAGCAATTAGCAACTGAAATTAAAGATCTACATGCAGATAAGAAAGCAATGGCTAACAGTTATGCCAAGCTAGAAGAATTTGTTGTAGAAGCCTTAGCAAAAGAGATATCCGAGTTCCAAGAAGATAAACAAGACTTAGCTGAAACAAAAGTACGTCTAGTACGTGAAGCTAAGAAACACTTTGCTAAAGTCAAAACAGACTTTATCGAAAGAAGTGCAAATGCAATATCCGAAACAGTTAGTAAAGCCCTTAAAAGCGAAATTACTGCACTTAAAGAAGATATTGACACTGCACGTAAAAACGACTTTGGTCGTAAAATCTTTGAAAGCTTTGCATCTGAATATGGTACTAGTTACCTAAATGAAAATTCAGAAACTGCTAAACTTTTAAAAGTTGTAGACTTGAAAAATAAGCAACTTGACGAAGCAAAAGCATTTGCAAAGAAAGCAAAAGAAATTGCAGAATCAACAGCTACTGAAAAGAAGCGTATTGTTGAATCAGCAAAAAGGAAAGATTTAATTAACGATATGATCCAGCCATTGGCTAAAGATCAACGTGAAATTATGATTGATTTACTGGAATCAGTTCAGACAGGCCGTTTAAAAGCCCAGTTTGATAAGTACCTACCAGCGGTTATCGACGGTAATACTCCAGCTAAGAAGGCAAAAACACTTACAGAAGGCAAAGAAATCACAGGCAATAGAGAAAACACTAACGCTAGTTCACAGCAAGCTGACGCAGAGAGTAATAGCAATGTTATTACTATGAAGCGTTTAGCTGGTTTAAATTAAGGAGATAATTATGTCAGAACTACTAGAAAGTCGCTGGCAGGATACGAAAACTGCACTTTTGGAAGGCCTACAAGGCAACAAAAAAGGCGTAATGGCTACAACTTTAGAAAATACCCGTAGGTATTTGTCTGAAACAGCCGTTGCAGGAACAACATCCGCCGGTAATGTCGCAACTCTTAACAGAGTTATCCTACCCGTCATCAGACGTGTAATGCCAACCGTTATTGCTAACGAATTAGTTGGTGTTCAGCCTATGACTGGTCCAGTGGGTCAAATCCACACACTCCGTGTTCGTTATTCAGACACAGCAGGAGCAGGTGCATCTGGTGCATCAGCAGGCGAAGAGGCTCTTAGCCCATTCAAAATTGCTGAAGCTTATTCAGGTAATACTACTACTGGTAAAGCTGATAACACAGCGGTGCTTGAAGGCGCAGCAGGTAACAAGCTGTCAATTCAAATCTTGAAACAAACTGTCGAAGCAAAGACCAGAAAGCTATCAGCTCGTTGGACTTTTGAGTCAGCTCAAGATGCACAGTCAATGCACGGTATTGACGTTGAAGCAGAAATCATGGCTGCTTTAGCACAAGAAATTACTGCTGAAATCGACCAAGAAGTATTAGCATCGCTAAACACTCTTGCCGGTACACCAGGTCAAACCTATGATCAAGCAGCTGTATCAGGTACTGCTACTTTTGTTGGTGACGAGCATGCTGCTTTAGCTGTTCAAATTAACAGAGTATCAAACCAGATCGCACAGCGTACACGTAGAGGCGCAGGTAACTGGGCTGTTGTTAGTCCTTTTGCACTAACAATTCTACAATCTGCTACAACTTCAGCGTTTGCAAGAACAACTGAAGGC